TTAGGTGTATTATCTACACTGTTAATATATTCTTTTAATACTAATTTTTGGTTTATGTTTAGATTAGTATACTTACTATTGAATTTTTCTAATAGAATTTTATAGGTAAGTATTCTTACATCTTTATCTTGATGTTTTAATTCTTCAAATACATTATCTTTAACTTCTTTTTCACTTATTTTAGATGAAGTTAAATGTTCTAATATATTAATTTTATTTGAAATAACCTGTTCAGGATTTATTGCTTTTTCTTCACTATATATTTCTAATAGAGTATATAAAGAAGCATAAACTTTATAATTAGGAATTTTAGTTTTAAAGAAATCTTCTAAATTGTAATTATTTCCTATTTCTTTAATAAGATTATATTTTTGTCTTCTTAAAGCAGATTTATTTAATTGTTTAGAAGTTTCAACTATTGTATTAATAATTACATTAGCTTTACTTTCGGTTAACTTGTTATTTTTGTTTAATAACTCGTATAATTTATATTCTCTTCCTAATTCGGTCTTAGTAAAATATTTCTTTAATATATTAACTGCTTTAGACTCAGAACCAGACAATGTATCCGCTGTGATTTGCCTCACTAAAAGCTCAAAGAGAATACCTGTATTTCTTAATTTGTTATGCTTTATATTCATCCTGCGCAGGGATTTTGATTATAAATATATAATCTTTTTTATTCTTTAATTTGAGATTCATCTAATAGATCTTTCTTTTCTTTATTAAAGACCATTGTTTTGTTTAATCCTTCCACTAAAGTTTTATGTTTTATTTTATTCTCTAAAGATAAAGGAGAATTACCTTTAAATTTAGAATTAAAATCTGGTTGGTCATCTATTTTCATTGATGTTCTACCTAATCTATCTTTACCAAAAACATTATTTTGTGTATTAATATTTGTAGCTTTTTCTTTAGGACGACCTAATAGCGCTTTTTATTCATCATATTCTGTAGCAATAGCATTATCTTGATATCTACCTCTACCATATAATGAAGCTAAATCGTGAGGAGTACCATATGATTTACCTGATTCTAGAGGGTCATTACCTTCGTTTTCGATTTGTTTTAGTCTAAAGGCACGTTTAGTATCTTCTTTAATCAAGTCTCTGTACTCATCATATTGGTCTTCGCTTAAGTGGAAGATATTATCATAAATCCAATCTGTAGGTAATAATTTACTATCAATAATATTCTTTGAAAGGTCTACTTTTTCCTTCAATAATGCAATCTTTTCCTGGTCGTAAATTATAGATGGGGTAGTTAATGATAATTCAAAATTTGTTAAATTCTCATCCTTATAGCCTTGAGCATATAGATGTACTAAGGCTATTTTGTATAATTCAGAAAGAATAATTCTTTGAATTCTATCAATTGTACGACCAAATCTAATATCTTGAGCAGCTAATGTAGCCTTACCACTTAAATCTTTTTCATAACCCATAAAAGCTTTAGGAACTTTAAGAGCAGCAAATAATTTGTCTCTTAAATATTCTACGTCTTTGATACCATCATATTCTAAACCTTTTGTAGTATCAATTTTTGTAGTTTGGTCATTACCTCTTACAGGGATATAAAAATCTTCCAACATGTTTTGCATATTGTATTTTAGATTATATTCACCTGTATTTTGGTCCATATAAGGAATACGTTTCATGCTAGTAATAGTTTTTTGCATGAAATTATCTACTTCTTGAGGAGGTATATTACCAATGTTAATATAGAATATACGTTTTTCTGGTGCTCTAACAATACGATGAATTAACATTGCATCTTCCATCAAAATATATTGTTTAAATATTTTACGAGCGGGTTCAATATATGAACGACCATATGGAAGATAATTAACATCAGCTACTAATCTAAAGTGAGCCATTTCGTAATTATCAAAATAAATAGCATTAGATTGAGCTTGGTTAGTAGGGATATTAAAGTAACCACTACTTCCTCCAGCATATCCTTCAGGACTAAATCTGAATCTTATAGAAGCTGGGTTTTCTCTGTCATAGTTTTCTTCACGTGCAATATGGAAAGCTGTATATGGGATAACATTATATACTCCTAGTTTATCGGCAATTTCTAGTTTTAAGAAGAAATCACCATACTTACACATTTGTCTAATCCATGACCATAGGTTAAACTCTACATTTAATACATCATAGAATAAGTTATACAGTATCTTTTGAATAGTTTCATCACTACTTCTAATCTGGATAACTTCACCTAAATCGTTTTTTAAAGTACTTTCATCGGCTATAATATCAAGAGCAGATGCTATAATAGCATCATTATCCATAACATCATAGTCTGAGTATAGTTGGGTTCTTAATGTTTGATAGTTAATATTTAACTGATTACCATATAATGAGGTAGCATTATTTGAATAAATTCTACCATATCTTTCTAATAATGAATTGGTTTGATACTTACCAGTTTGTTGTATTTGATTAGTATCGATTACTTTGAGTTGTTTTCCTCCTTCGCTTCTGATAATTACATCAGTAGAAAATAAACGCTGTAATCTTGAAAATAATGATTTATCTGCCATCTTTTAACTTTATTATAAATATTTTATTATCCTAAAAGCCATCTAAGGTCCTCATCTTGTCCATTAATCTGTATAGTATATGGTTTTTGACCATTATTAGCAGAATATGCACCATTATAACTAGTTCGAGTATTTGTTATATTACTCAAAGCAGCTTTAGTTAAATCTAAGTTTTGTTGTTTAAATTTTAATGATGTATCTCTTAAATACATTGCAATTGCAAAGCTCATAATTAAATCATCATTGTAACCAGGTTGAGCTTCTGCTCTACCATTTTTCCAAATAAATACTTTTATTTCTTCTAATAATCGTTTAGAATTAATAGTTACTGATCTATCATGGATATATTCTTGTAATTTACCTATAATCATAGGTCTAGTTCTTAGTGAAGTAGTAAATCCAGGAACCATTTTTGATGAGTCTGAGTATTTGTCAAAAAAGGTAGTTGAATCAGTAGCTTCACCTTTATTTGAGTAATAAAGATTATTGTATCCTCGTTCAATTACTGTTTGTATAGTAGACCAACCTACGTTAGCATTTTCTATAACTAATAAAGCTTCGTTATATTCAGTAGCTATACCTACTAATAGGTTACCAAAATCTTTAGTACCTATTTGACCTTTATATTCAGCTACTTGTGAGTTTGATTCTATATCAATTACATGGAATGCAGAATAATCTTTGCCATCACCACGAGCTACATCCGCTACAACCATATATGAACGTGTATAATCGGCAGGCTCCCACACCCACAGATTTTTGTCGATACCACGTCTTTCTACAGGTTCTTTAATATATGTTTGTTCATAAAACTGTATTAATTCGGGATGGAATACGGTATCACCAGAAGTAGCAAAGTTACAATCACATTCTTGGGCTGCTAGTCTGGGGTCACCTAGTAATTCGTCTTGTAATTTTCTCCACTTTTCATCTCGTTCCGGATGTACCATCCAGGGTAGTTTAATAGGTAGGAAATCATTTTCTTTAGATTCAGCTTTTACCCATGTTGAGTGAAACCAGTTACCTGTACCATAAGGAGTAGATAATACAATAGCTCCACCACCAGTTGCTAAGGTTTGTTGTGCTGATGCCCAAATTTCAGCAATTTGATCAATGAATGCAGCCTCATCAACTATCAATAGAGAAACAGCTTCTGATCGACCAGCATCGGCTGCTGCAGATACTGCTTTAACTTGAGAACCATTTACTAATCTTAAACTTAGTCTATTATTTTCTGTATCTTTAATTTTTAACCAAGAAGGTAAGTTATCAAACATGAATTTTACCTTAGTTACCATGTTTTTAGCTGTTTCTTGTTTAGTAGCTATACATAGTATGTTTTTATCTTTATGGAATAACATTAACCATAAAGCATAACCAGCACTAAGAGTAGATATACCTAACTGTCTTGATTTTAATACTATGCTATATGGATTATCTCTCCATAATCGCATTACTTTTTCTTGGAAAGGATATAGTGAAAATAATACTCTACCCCTAGTAGGGTGCTGGATATAACAGTATTTTTTCATAAAGTGTACAGGGTCTTGTACACATTTAATATATTCTTGTCTTATAATTTCTCGTAAATCGTTACTCATCCAGTTCGTTTCTTAATATTACAACCGCAGTTGCAATTACTCCTATAGAAATAGTAACAGTTGAAATTTTTCCTATAGTAGCCCAGGGTTTTAATTTGTTTATTCTTGATGATAATTCAGCATTTTTTTGATAAGCAATTGTTATTTCATTATTAGCTTTATCAATAGATTTATCACATGCTGTTTTATATTTATTATATTTTTCTTCTAATAAAGAAATTTCTTTTTGTTGACTAGAAAGACGTTGAACAGCAATATAAAATTTAGATGTACCTTCACGCCATACTCCCGTACTATCTACAGCCTTATCTATCCACCAATTAGGAACATAAGCACCATCCGGGTATACAATTATCTTATCTCCATTTTGAGAATAAGATAGTAAACTTATAAATAATGATATTATCGTTATAAATTTTTTCATCTGGTGCCTATTATTCTATCTAATTTAACTGTAGTAGAACTATCTTTATATGTACCCGGTTTATTTCCTGGGTCTATAAATGGTTTGTTTAATAAAAGTGTTAGTGAATCTCCGTATTGTCTTTCTTTGTCTAATAGGGCTTGTAGACTATCACATTCAACACATTCTACTTTAATAGGGGGTGGAGGCACTATAACTATATCTTCCTTTTTAGAGCCTTTGTAATAGCCAAAAAGAAAGGCAGCAATACCTACTAGTATTGCTCCTATTAATGCAGAAATATTATTATTCATGTATATAAATATTATAGACAAATAGTTTGTTTTACAATATTTATACGATTCTCAATACTACCAGATAATGTACTAAATTGTTTAATTTTATATCTAAATTTATTAATGTAGATATTAATCATATCATCAACTTCTTGCCTATAAACAGGATCAATTGTTCTAACATTGTTATCCTCAATAGGTATGCCTTCAGGTGAAATATAAAATATATAATCATATTCACTTATAAAATGATTAACATATTCTATAAATCTTTCCTTTTCAATATAATTAATAGATTTAGCTAAAGTAGTAAAAGCCATAACATCAATTACTGTTCTATCAGTAATAATATTAGGTTTAATAAGTTCAGAACAACGTTCAGCTAAAAATATAGTTTGACCTTTTAAAGTTGAATCTGTATTTAAAGGGATACCTAAATCACGAAGATATTTACTACGTTCAGTAGAAAATTCATAACCTTTAAATTCAGGTAATTGTTGTAATGCTTTAACTAATGTGGTTTTTCCACACGACATAGTTCCTGTAAAACCTATTTTCATTGTATAACGATTTTTATTTAATATAATAAAAAAGGCTCGCAATAGCAAGCCTTAATTATTTATTTTATTTTATTATTTTAATAAATTTTCAGCTACATAAATTCCTTGAGCTCCGGCTACTGTAATACCACGAGCACTTAAGGCATCACCCACAAAATATACATCTGGATATTGTTTAAGAGCAAGATTTGAATAATCAACAATTGGTTCACCTGTAAGATACTTTACTTCAGGAATATACATTCCCCAATCATCTCCAAAATTAAAGATTTTATTCATATCTTCAATAAAATCAGTAACATAAGTAGCATAATCACCAAAAGCATCTTTAAATACATCTAAATTATCAATCTGGTGGGATGAAACTAGATTACCTTCAGAAGTCATAGATGGTTTACGAGAAGGAGAATAATAAGTTCCAAATTGTTCACCTTGACATTTTTTAACTACTTCACGCATCCAATCAAATGGATTTTCAATACCTCGAATTTCCATTAAAATACCAAAATTAGTCATATCGTTACGATATTTTTCATCTTTTTTAGCATGGCCATTGTATGAAATATTACCATATGTTTCTTCAACAGCTACATAAGCAGCATTATTATTTGTACAGAATGAACGAAGACTTACTCTATCATCTTTACGATAAAGTTTAAAATCGTAACTAACATCAATTAATTTCTGGAAGTATTTTTGTGGGGCTTCAAATCGAACACCAATTTGGGCTGGTTTTTGTTCTAATTCGATTTTGTGTTTTTCCAATAATTTTTTAGACAAATCAATACCTGATTTACCTACACCAAAAATTAATTTATCATAATAAAAATGGTCTGATGAGGTATAAACTACACTATCTTTAAAACAAATATCTATTACTTCAGTCTGCCACATAAAATTAATACCCTTAGAAACTAGATAGTCGTACCATCCTTTACCTATTTCATGTAGATAATCAGTGCCAATATGCCATACTGGGAATAGGCGAAGACCAAAATATGGTTTTATAAAATCAGGTTCTGCTTGTGGGTCAGAACACATAATTTTAGAAGGGTCAGGGTGAAAACGCCTCCATGTTTCAATGGCTTGGTCCATTAATTCATATGCTTTTTCGTCTCCACAGTATTTATTCAATTGGCCTCCAATTGCGGTGTGGTATGTTAATTTACCGTCAGAAAAACCTCCAGCTCCTGCGAAACCAGTCATTACTTCTTCAGGTTTACGAACATAAGGATTATT